TATAAAATAGAAAAATACTCTCTCTAATTGACAGAGGCTCTAAATCTTATCTTCAAATCCAAAACCAGAGCCTCTGTCTATGGTACAAATACAGACATGAAAAAAGTTACTAAAACAGTTATGAATAAGATCGCTGATGAGCTTGCAATGGGTAAGAGCCTTGTTAAGATACTCAAGGAAAACCCTAGTTTACCAAGCTATCGAGGGATCACTAATGCAGTTGTAAAGAATGAGGATCTGTTTGATATCTATGCAAGAGGTAGACGGTTACAAGCGGAGTTCTTTACTGACTCTATTATAGATCTAGCTACATCTCCATTGCCCTCTGATATGGATTCAAGGTTCTTAAATGCAGAGGTGCAGCGTAGAAGATTAGAGGTTGATTCGCTAAAGTGGAGCTTAGCCCGTATTCAACCTTATGGTTTGAGAAACAAGAAGGAAGAGTCTGTGAACACTGGTGGTATTACATTGAGTTGGGCTAACGGTGAGGTAGAGGTTACAAAGAATGACTAAGTTGGATATACAGTTGGATTACACTGTGACTGTAGTGAAGGCTTTAAGGAAGGGTGAGCAACCAAGGGTGATCGTTAGTGCTGTAGTTAAGGGTAGTAATGATGACGCTGACGTTGTTGCTGAGGATATGTTGGATAGGTTAGAAGGGATTAGTTTTATACCGGAGAGCGTGCAGGTTCATTGATTATGTGTGTGTGATACACAGCTTGTCGATGCTCAACTACGCGTGAGACCCCCAAGAAAGCTTAGAAATCTAGGGTTTCTGGTGGGGTGACGGGTATTGTACCCGTCGCATAATGCTGGTTTACTGTGGGTTTGCGAGTGGTTGGTGCTAATATGGTGCTGCTATTTTTTGAAATAACGATACCCCACCTACCCCCAAAACACCCGGCCACTGTAATAGTGTATTATTAAGGAAAAAGGAAACAGCCTTGTCCACACACATTGAAATACCCTACACACCAAGACCTTTACAAGCAAAGCTACACCAGATGTTACCTAAATACCGATGGGCGGTACTAGTGATGCACAGAAGGTTTGGCAAAACAGTGATGATTATTAACCACTTACTTAGGGAGGCGGTCTTAAATCCAAGACCTAACCCAAGGTATGCGTATATAGCACCTACTTATAGACAAGCTAAGAGTGTTGCATTTGACTATTTAAAAGATTTTTCTAGGAAGATCCCTAATGTAAAGTTCCATGAGACGGAACTACGGATAGATCTACCTAACGGAGCAAGAATAAGTTTACTTGGAGCAGAAAATTATAATAACCTTAGAGGGTTATACCTTGACGGATGCTGTATCGATGAAACAGCGGATATCCCAGAAGCGGTATTTCCTGAAGTAATACGACCTGCATTATCGGATAGGAACACAAAAGAGAAACCTACTTTCTGTTATTTTATAGGAACACCTAGAGGGCATAATGCGTTCTTTGATATCTTTGAACAGGCAGAGGGTAACAAGGATTGGCTGAGTGTTGTGTATAAAGCTTCTGAAACCGGTATAGTGGATCAGGAGGAGCTAGATGCTGCTCAGACTATGATGACCCAAGATCAGTACAATCAGGAGTTTGAGTGTAGTTGGGTGGCTAATGTACCCGGTTCTATCTATGGTAAAGAGTTAGAAGATGCAATGGAGGATGGCAGGATTACAAGAGTGCCTTACAATCCAACGCTTAAGGTTGATACCTATTGGGATCTGGGTATTGGCGATAGTACAGCTATTTGGTTTGCTCAGAATGATGGGCGTGCCATTAATGTGATTGATTATTATGAGAATAGGAATGAGGGGCTACCACATTATGTGGATGTCTTGCAGAGAAAAAAATATTTATACGGAGATCATGTAGCTCCACACGATATAGAGGTGCGTGAATTAGGCTCAGGAAAGTCGAGGAGAGAGGTTGCTTGGGATCTAGGGTTAAACTTTAGGGTAGCACCGAAGTTACCTATAGAGGATGGAATACACGCAGCACAGATGTTAATACCTCGATGTTTTTTTGATAAAGAGAAATGTAAGATGGGCTTAGATGCCTTGCGTCATTATCATAGAGCATACAATGAGAAAACAAGAAGCTTTAGAAATAGTCCTGTTCATGACTTTAGCAGTCATGCAGCCGATGCTTGGAGGTATTTGGCTATAGGATTAAAAGAGAAACACAACTGGGGGCAACCGCTACAAAGGGTAGCATCCTCTAATTACAACCCATTTACCCATTCTGGAGAAAATATATGAGTTTTTTAAGTCCAAAAATGCCTATGCCACCACCGCCTCCTCCAGCTCCTCCGCCACCTGCTATTAAACCAGTAGAGCGAGTAGAGATAGATAAGGAAGAGAAAAGGTTAAAAAGAAGAAAAGGGGTACAGGCAACTATATTAACAGGTAGCTCAGGATTAATGAATGAAGAAGATAACACGTATAACCCAACATTGTTAGGATAGATTATGGGAGGATTTGCAAGAATATTTAGCGGCTCATCAACAATGAGACAAGCAGTAAGCCATATGCAGCCTAAAGCTCCAGTAGCTCCAAGAGAAGCAATAAGAAGTAGTAAGGATAGCCCGGAATATAGAAAGAAAAGAAGAGTATCTGGAGAAAAGGCAACCATTCTTACAGGCACACAAGGCTTAACCGCTACAGGGGAAAGCAACTCTGTTAAAACTTTATTAGGTGGATAATATGGCAGATGATAAAAGAGCAGTAGCAATATTAAACCAGTTTAAAACTTTAGAAAATCAGAGAACAAATTGGGAGTCGCACTGGCAGGATCTTGCTGACTTTATATCTCCTAGAAAAGCAGACATTACTAAGAAGCGAACTGCCGGGGATAAACGATCTGAGTTAGTCTTTGATGGTACAGCTATTCATGCAGCAGAAATGTTAGCAGCTTCCCTACATGGTATGCTGACTAATCCTTCTAGTAATTGGTTTAGTTTACGTTTTAAAGATCGAGAACTAGATGGGGATGATGAGGCAAAGGAATGGCTAGAGGGTGTTACCGATGTCATGTACTCTGCATTTCACCGTTCTAACTTTGCAGAAGCAGTACACGAATTATACTCAGACCTAGTGGTATTTGGTACAGGTGTATTAATGATTGAAGAAGATGACGAAACCGACATTCGTTTTTCTTCAAGGCATATTGGAGAATGTTATTTAGCAGAAGATGCAAAGGGTAGAGTAGATACAGTATATAGAAAATTTAAGATGACCTGTGTTGCTATGCGAACTATGTTTGGCGAAGAAAATTTACCAACTCGTTTATTAAACAAAGCTAAGATGTCTCCCTACGAAGAGATAGAAGTATTACACGCAGTGTTTCCAAGGGAAACGTATGATGTTACTCGTAAAGATAAAGGCAATAAACCCTTTGCTAGTATCTATATTGATCCGCATGATAAAGTTATAATTCAAGAAGGGGGTTTTGATGAGCTTCCTTTTACTTGTCCACGTTGGTTAAAGGCAAGTTTTGAAAGAGGATATGGAAGATCTCCGGGAATGACAGCCCTCAGCGATACTAAAATGTTAAGTAAGATGTCTGAGGTGACTATTCGTTCTGCTCAAAAGCAGGTAGACCCGCCTCTTATGCTACCTGATGATGGTTTTATGATGCCGATCAGAACTGTTCCCGGGGGTTTAAACTTCTATAGATCTGGAACAAGAGATAGAATTGAACCATTAAATATTGGAGCAAATAACTCTTTAGGCTTGAACATGGAAGAGCAGCGAAGGAATGCAATCCGTTCTGCTTTTTATGTAGATCAGTTGATCCTATCGCAAGGCCCACAGATGACAGCGACCGAAGTAATACAAAGAACAGAAGAGAAGATGCGATTACTTGGCCCGGTCTTAGGAAGATTACAAGCAGAACTACTACAACCTTTAATAGAGCGTTGTTATAATATATTGATTAGAAGAAAGTCTTTTGCACCACCACCAGAGTTTTTAGCAAACATGGATGTAGATATTGAATATGTATCACCATTAGCAAAAGCTCAAAGAATGGGAGATGTACAATCGGCTATGCGATTATTCGAGATGTTAGCACCACTATCCCAAGTCAATCCACAAGTATTTGATTTTGTTGATATGGATGGGTTAGCTAAGTACGTTATTAATATATTAGGTGTGCCTGCTTCTACAGTAAAGTCTGATCAGCAAGTAGCTCAAGAGCGACAAGAAAGGCAACAACAACAACAGCAAATGGCAGAACAACAAGAAGCAATGGCAACTGCTGAGGCGGCAGGTAAAGCTGCTCCTGCTGTGAAAGCGTTAATGTAATGCACGAAAATTATAAAGTTATTTTTAATAGTGATGAAGGTAAAAAAGTCCTTCAAGATTTAAGAGAACGATTTTACGACAGAGAAACATTTGTCAGATCCGAACCTGATACTAGTGCATACAATCAGGGCGGTAGAGGAATGTTTATGTATATCCTACGACAACTAGAAGATTATAAACCATTACAAGATATAGCAAAAGGAGAATAATATATGGCTGAAGAACAACAGGTAGCGGAAGCTCCAGTAGAAACTGGGCAGGCAACGTCTGGAGATTGGAAAGCAAGTTTACCACAAGACATCCAAGACCATCAATTAATATCAAATATCGATAATGTAGAAACATTAGCCAAGACAGCTATTCATAGTCAGAGCATGATTGGGGCTGATAAAGTTGTGATCCCGGGAAAGTGGGCTAACGATACAGATTGGGATAATGTCTATACTAAATTAGGCAAACCTGAAGCAGCAGAAAAGTATGAACTGCAAAAAGAAAATGGAGTTGCTGTCGATAAAGATATAGAGGGTTGGTATAAGGGTATAGCTCACGAAGCTGGATTAAATAATACCCAAGCTAATAAAATATTTAAAGCGTATCTAGAACGTACAGCAGAGGCAGAAGCAGCGAATGCTCCTCCATCTGTAGAGGCAATAGAAGTTAAAAAGAGTGAAGCGGAATTATCCTTAAAAAAAGAATGGGGTAAAGCGTTTGATCAAAAGATAGGAGATGCTAAAAATATCTTAACACAATTTGCTCCAGAGGGGTTTGATGCAATGGTAACGCAAGACGGTATACCATTAGGCAACCACCCGGAGTTTGTTAAAACACTAGCAAATATCGGATCGTATATTAAAGATAAAATAGGCGAAGATAAAATTGTAGGAGATAGACAACCACAAGAATTTACACCGGCAGACGCAGAAGCAGAGATCGCTAAATTAAGAGGTGACCCTAGAGACAAAGGGCCATACTGGAATAAATCTCATGTTGATCATCAGCGTACTGTAGAAGAGGTGTCTCGTTTAATGGAGTATATGTACCCAGACGAGCAATAGAATTTATGCAGCAATGTATGATAGTAAGATAAGCGAAAGCCCTTACCGGTAGTTCCGACAACTAAAGGTGACTAACCTTAAATAGAGAAGTGTCCTGTTTACAGGGTAACAGTTCGTTTGATTTTTTTTTAATAATAACTAATGGAGAATGTTTGTGAGTACACAAATCACAACAAGTTTTGTCCAACAGTTTAGTTCAAACGTGACTATGCTAAGTCAACAAATGGGATCTATTCTCAGACCAGCAGTAGACACAGAGAGCATAACTGGGGAAAAAGCTTTTTTCGATCAAATTGGTAAAGCCTCTGCTCAAGTAAAAACAAGCAGACATGGTGATACACCATTGATGGAAACACCCCATGCACGAAGAATGCTAACTACTGCTTCTTATGAATGGGCCGACTTAATCGATGACAGCGATAAGATTAGAATGTTATCAGATCCAACTAGCAATTATGCTAGAGCCGCAGCAGCAGCTATGGGAAGATCCATGGATGATGTAATTATATCAGCAGCTCTTGGATCAGCATCTACCGGTGTCACAGGATCAACATCAACAGCATTACCTGCCGGGCAAAAAATTGCTCATGGTAGTGCGGGTTTAACACAAGCTAAACTAGTAACAGCTAAGAAGTTACTAGATGAAGCGGACATAGACCCATCTCTTCAGAGATATATCGTTGTATCTCCTGAACAGATTGAAGATCTTTTAAATATTACTGCTGTTACCAGTGCTGACTTCAATAC